CTGGTACACAGGGGCCCACTGGTACACAAGGAGACCAGGGGCCCACTGGTACACAAGGAGACCAGGGCCCTACTGGTCCTGGGGCACAAATGAGAGTAACTAGTGTAGAAGATATACCAATATTAGAATATTCAAGAAATGAAGGTATAAATTGGGAACAAATAAATAACAGTTTATTTAGATTTACATATGATAAAAAAAGTGGCAGATTATTTGTTACTTTATCATCTGAATTATCATCTAATTCGTCTGTTATTGCAGATGAAGATAAACTACCAGCTGCGACTGGTAATCAAACAAATTTAATATATAATAACTTAATAAGTAAATGGGTGGAAGTTGCGGATATTAAAAATTATAAAGTAAACTATACAGGTGCTTCTCTTATTGCAAAACCAATAAATACACCTAAGCATGAATATATTAACTGGGGTGGTCATAACGTATGTATAAGAGGAAAGGACAATAAAGGATCAATAATTTTATTTAATGAACAGGCAGTATTTGAGAAAGCACGTGACGTTTTTTATGAATTATTAGGCGGGGTCAATATTGTTATTAAGGTTAATACAGAAAAATTACTAAATAAATTAGATTATAGTGATTGGGGGTATTTAAATGAACTATCTAAGGATTTTAATAAGTTAGGAAATACTAATATAACAAATCAAAGAAAATTTGGTTGTACTGTTGACCATGCATTATGGGTAAGTAATGCAGAAGAGAAAAATAGAAAATGTTTTAAAGGTAGGGGCGAAAATATCAACAATACAATAGATTCGCTCCTACGTAATAACGAAACAATAATGGGAATATGTGCGGGTAATATAAATAAAGTAACAGATATGCAATGGGTAAAGATCTATGATTATTTCATTAACGAGAAGGTTATAAACTATTTAGGAGGATATAAAAATAAAGTAAATAGATATAAAATAAAATATAATTAATACACATTAAGACCAGATACTATATTAGTATCTGGATCTCTAATAGTATCATCTGGATGTATAACTACAATACCATATGGCCAAGTTTGTGATTTCTTTAAATCACAAATAACACGACGACTTCCATAGTAAGGATGACCAATAACATCACCTTTGAAATTATGTCCTAGAGTTACACATTCAATACTATTAATAATCATAATATGATTATTCTCAAGGACAAAGTTATATACTGCTGAGCATTGACAATGACTGGGTTCTTTAATATTAATTGGAAATTTCCAAATTTCGTTAAGTCTTATTGGATGATATGGTGTAATTTTAAGTCCAGATTCAAATTCGACAAGTAATGTTTTATTTTTTTTGCATATAGTTTTAGTAACACAAATAACTTTTGCATTTCCATTGTTAGGTGTTTGAACGATATCCCCTTGTCTAATATCTTGTACTTTTTTTGTACGATTATTTTTCATTAATACAATACAATTACCTTCAAAACAGGGTCCAGAACTTTGACTGAATACGTTCATTGAAATAGGTTGAGGAGTAATAGAACCTCCACGATAAATAACATCTTGGTAATTTTCTTGTGGTTTTGGTGCGGGCATATTGCAAAATATATCATCTGCATGATCTCTAATCTTGTGAAATAGTTTTCCACCAAAATGTTGAACGAAGAAATCTTTGAAATTATTGCATAATTGTTGTTCATATGCCATACAAATTGAAGGAAGATAATGTCTACCCCATTTTTCAAACCATTCGTCCTTGGAGAATGCTTCCGTTATTTGTCCTTTTAGGTCATTTATAATAGCTTGAATATATATATCATCGTTTTTATAAGTTTCAGTAATATTTTGTTTTATTAATATTACTTTATTAATAAAATCAGAAATTATAGTTTGTGCTTCACTACGATGTCCGCAAGTATATTCTATAAATGCAGAATGTATAATATGAATAAATTCCTGTCTTACTTTATTTCTTATAATATTAACATCTTTTCCTAATATTATATCGGAATGATCAATATTAATTATTTTTTTATCATCGGGATCAGTATAAGATATCTGAAATTTCATATCAGATAATTGTTCTTTATTAAACTTGATAGGAATAACAATATCTTTACTTTGACCATATCTTAAACTTCCTAAATTAATATCAATTCCCCATGATTGCTTTGTAAAATTATATGGCATTATAATTTCATCCTTATTAATAATATTATCTAATTCGATTTTTAATCTTAAATCACTGAATTTAGTTGTGAGAAAATTAGCCAAGTAATGTTCAAAAACAGTACCAATAAATCCACTATCTGGTATAAAGTTATAAGTACCATTACCTTCGCGAGCAATATCTACTAGTAATTTACTGTCAAGTTGATATCCAAAACCAAATGTACTAATGCAAAATGATTTATTTGTAGTATCTTTTTTTTTAATTAACATAGGCATAATTCCTCTTGGAGGATTCATATTAGGTAATCCATCAGTGAGTAAAACAATATCTGCGTCTGATTCAACTAATTCTATAGAAGTATCTAATGCATCCCATATATTTGTGCAACCTTCGGCATACATATTTTCAACAGCATCAATTGCTAATTTTTTATTGGTATCCGTCATCAATTTTCTTTCTATTACAATTTTTGCATGTGTACTATAAGAAACAATAGATAGATAATCATAATTTTCCAAACAATTAATTAGAGTTTTAGCAGCATGAATAAGTAAATCTAAAATTGTTAGATTATATGTTTCTGAGGACCCTTGTTCATTTAAAATAGTAACATTAACACCTGTTGATCCTGATGTATCAATTGCAATACATAGTTCTTTTGATGTTCGATGAAGAACATCTGGGATTTTAACCGATACCATCAAATCATTTCCATCATAAATAGATGTTACATTTGTTATTGATTCAGAAACACATATTTTTTTTACAATTGCATCTCCGAATTGAGCTTTTATAGTTTCAATACTGTCTTTTAACGCACGATTTGGCTGTAACATTTCTAATGTTAAAGGTATTCTTGTTATAGGACAGGTATTATTTTTAGTAAGCCATTCCATAATAGCCGTTTTTTCATAACTAATTCCACTAATTTTTGTTATATAGGGATCTTCCATCAATGTATGCAATATAGGACAGTAAAACCCGTTTGGCATTTTTTTTAAATTAGAATCCATTTTTAAGATTATTTTTGTAATTACTTTGTGTAATTTACTAAGTAATTACAAAAATATATTTTATTTTCAACTTTTTTTAGATAAAGCAATAAAATAATTATCACCAAAAAAAGTTAGATAATTATTATTTTCATAACCAAAAACAGTAAAATACTCATTTTTATCTTCAGGATTAACATATATATCATCTTTTTCATTCCATTTATAAGTATAAGTTAATATATCTCCAGTACTATAATAAGTTTCAAGTATTATGGTATCATTTTTAATTATGTATAAACTTTTAAATAAATCGGTGTATTCTCCATCTTTTATTTTCATTATAAAATTTTAAATTTATTTATTTATTTATTTATTATTAATTTAGATATTTTATATTAACTAGGTGAAATTAAGCTGTTTGTTTTATATATTTTTTGCATCTTGAACTATATAATATGAATTATGAGAATAATATAAGATAATAAAAATAAAAACAATAATATATAAAAGAAATAAATAAGAATATGAATCTTTCTGCATTATTATTAGTAATATAATAATTTTAATTTCTAAAATCATTAGATCTAAATTTATTTAGTTTACACCATAAAGATTTACAATAAAAATAATCTAATAGCAAATAAATTTTATCATAGAAACCTATAATTAGGATCAACATAATAATTATTATAATTAAATATGGTTCCTTCATTTGATGTTGGTGGGTTATGTTTTTTGTGATAAATATTATAAGCAATATCAGGTATATATTTTTTATCTTCTGTTTGAGTACGATACATATTCATATATTTAACATTATTTTTTGGAATATTCATATTTATAATATATTTATTATATCCATATTTATTTGCAATATCATAATATTTATTTCTTGTATCTAAATTTGGATTTGTATTATCAATAATAATATTTTTATTTTTTATAGCATATTCTATTGTTTTATTTAAACATTTTGGTAGTGTTTTTAAAGTATCTTGATTTATTCTTTTATAATTATTAAAGTATTTTTTAGAAATATAACTTTTACCACTAGCAGGAGGTCCTACTAACATTATTATATTCTTATCATTAGTAGGTATATTAAATTCAAAATCTTCTAATTTTGAAGAATAATCAAATGTTTGTAATGTATGTTCCTTTTCAGGTTCATCAAAAAAACGTTCTGGTGTAAAGAATTTTAACTTAATATTAAATGCAAAATTTCTATCATCATTTGTATGATCATGTCCTTTATTATACTTGCGACCTGCAGCATCTCCTACATAAAAAGAATTATCATAATCAACTTTAATTTTTTTTTTTTCACAAAAAAATTGCCAAGCACCTGTGAGTGGTTTTCTAAATTTATCATTAATTGTTGAAATAAAAATACTAAATTGAATGTCTAAATTTTTTTTAATTTCATTTATTTTATGTGAAAAATCACTTATAGTTAATTTATTTTGACTTAATCCCTTTTGATTTGTAAATATTACAATAGAGTAACCATTATTTATAAGATTTTTTAAATAATGTTTAATTTTTTTTTCATATAAAAATTTCCAATCATCTTTATCTTTTGGAAATAATTTATTTGATTTAGGTTTTATTAATGTATAATCTAAATCAAATGCTGCTATTTTAGTGGATATTTCATTTTCAATAAAATAATATATAGTATTATATTTTTCTAAGTTCATAATTTATAATAATTATGTATTATTCCCTATTGATAAAAAAAATCAATTTTATATATATGCCCAAATTAAAAGTCTTTTCTTTAAATGGTTGTGGTTTTTCACAAAATGCTGAGAAGTTATTAAATGAAAATAATATAGATTACTCACTAGTAAAAATAGATTATAATGAAAAAGAATCTGTAAAAAAACAAAATAATATGAATACATTTCCACAAATTTTTTTAGAAACAAATAATGATAAAATTAAAATTGGCGGTTTTTCTGAACTAAAACAAGTATATACATTAATTAATAATATGAAAGATTTAGATGATTTAGTAGATAAATTAAAAATAACAATATCTAATTCAGGTAATAAAAATATTTATAGATTAATTAATATACTTAAAAAAACATGATAAAAAGTTATACATTTAAAAAATAAAATAAATTATATACTATAATGGTAAAAATTTTATTAGCTAGTTCAAGTAAGATTAAACAGAATGCTATAAAAAAATGGTTTAAATTATATATTAAGGAAAAAATAGATTTGGATACACTAGATATTGAAGATAATTTAGTGCCACCTCAGCCAATTAATTCAGGAGGATTAATGTGCTGTAATGATAGATTAACTCATATAAATAATAAAAAAAAGAAAGTTGACCTTCAAAATAATGTTTATGAGGATATTGATTCGGATGATGATGATAATAATAACAGTGGCGATGATAATAATAACAGTGGCGATGATGATGATAATAATGATAATGAAAAATATAATTTAGATATAAATGATTATGATTATGTTATTTCAATAGAGAATGCACTAAAGATAGCAAATAATAAAATAATTGATGGAGTTTATATATCAATTGAAAATTGTAAAACACATGAAAGATTTACAGAATATGGAGAAGAAATAACAATTGATTATACTATTTTAGAGAAATATCCATTATTTTTAAAAATTACACAAGATTTATATCAAAACTATGAAGATACAAGTAAAAAATATATATATGATGGATCTGAATTAACATTAGGTAAAATTATAAATAAACATTATCCAGATATTCCTTATGATAATTGGATGAAAAATATTTTTAATAAAGATAGACAACAACAAATTATAACAGTCTTAAATAAAGTAACAAATGATATTAAAAAAAATTTAAAAATTCAATCTACTAAATTAGAATAATTTCTTACAGTTGCTTTATAAAATTTCGTATATAAAGTACTGTTATCTTTTTTTTTTGCAAGAATATTAAATATTTTTTTATAATATTGTTTATTATTTGAATGTCTTAACGGCATTAAATAAAATATTAAATGATTTATCTGTTTATCTTCCGCTACATGAAACCAATGAAAACTTAATAAATCTTATGTTTTCATAATTAATTATAAATAAGACTAAATAATAATAAAATACTTATAAATTTAAATAAATATTAAATATCGTTTTAAATTTAAAATTTTTTATTGAACTTGCCTCCAATATAATAATAGTTTCTAACGATGAGTAGCCACCGATGAAAGATATTTACATATAACCTTTCTTTATTAGATCTTCTTTTATAGAAGTATAATTTTTTATAAAAATGTTCCGACAACCATTTTGATCACGGTCTAATGTTATTTTACATTTTTTACATTTATATGTTTTTACACCACCTAAATCTTTTTTATAATTACCACAATGACTACACGTTTTTGAAGTATAATCTTCATTTACTTCAAAATACTTTACACCTCTTTCTTCGCATTTCGCTTTTAAAATTTCCCTAAATCTGAAATGTGATAAATTTTGTAAGATCCGTTTTGTCATCTTAGTTAAACAACTTGTTTTTTTATTATTTGTGCCGATTGTACTTAATCTTCCAATTATAACACAATTATAACGTTTACATAAATCATTGCTTACTTTATGATGTAACTCGTTTGTTAAATTTTGTATATGATTTAACGTTCTATAATAAACTCGTCTATTATATGATTCTTTTTTATTATATTTATCCGCTTTTTTTAGTTGCTTTTTTATTTCAATTGAAACATTATTACCATAATCTATTATATTATTTTTACTATAACATGTTTGAAATGTTCGCATTCCGGGATCTAATATTGCCGTATCTTGATTTTGACTTATTTCTCTATTTCTTTCTATTGGAATAAATATAAAATATTTATCTGTCCCTTTATGATAAGATAATTTACAATCATGAAATATTTGATTTATTGCCTCCACTGATTTTATTTCCTTGCCAAATATAGAAGGACAAAATGTATTTGGCGCGGTATTTAGATCTATATCTTGTAAATTATTTCGTTCATCTATATCAGTTATTTTATCTTGTTTTTCCTTCTTTTTTAATAATACATAAGAAGGAAAACATGAAGATTCTAATGTTAATGATTCTTTTGAATTATTTTTTTTATAACGAACTAGAAAATGGTTAATTCTTTTATTTTTTAATAAAGCAAAACTCGTTTTATATGCTTTTGTAACATCGTTAATTGCATTATCAATTGTATGACTTGGAATTTTAGATTTTTTAATTCTAAGTTTTATAGAAGAATTTAAACTATTTTTAATAATTGGTCTAAGTGTATAAAATGTTTTTGATACATTTGGGTTTAATCTAATATATTTTACAGTAACATTGTATATATATTTGTACAATTGTAACCATTCATTAATTATATTTTTTTGAGGATTAGTAAATAAAATTTCTACTTTTCTAACTCTTAAAAGTGGTGTATTATCATTATCGTCGTTATTCATTATTGGAAATAATGGTGTATTATCGCTTTTAGATTTAGTAAATTTAGAATTGAACCATGTATTATTAATACTTTTGTTTATAGTTTTATATTTGGCATTATTTGGTAATAAATCTGCAATTTTTTTTCTAAAGAACTGTTTATTATTTGTTCTTTTTATTCTCATTCTCATATAATAATAATTGTATATATATTAAAATAGTTTTCATATGTTAACTATTTAAATATATAATAATTTAAGAATTCATACCTCCAAGAGAAGCTTCAAAGATTTTAGGTGTACATGCGCAAACTTTATATAGATATGAAGAGTGCGGATTAATAGAAACAATTCGTACTCCTGGTGGAAAAAGATTATATAATGTAAAAGATTATTTATTAAAACAAAGTAGTGTTATAGATGAGAAATTAAACATATGTTATTGTCGTGTATCAACAAATGGACAAAAAAGCGATTTAGAGAGGCAAATAAAATATATGAAAGAAAGATATCCATCATACAAAATAATAAGTGATATTGGAAGTGGTATAAATTTTAAACGTAAAGGATTACGAGAAATAATTGTGTTAGCAAAAAATAATAAAATAAATAAAGTTGTAATAGCATATAAAGATAGATTGTGTAGAATTGGATATGAAATGATTGAATATATCATAAATTCATTTTCTGATGGTGAAATAATAATAGAGAATCAAATAAATAGTTCTCCGGAAGAAGAGATTGTAAAAGATTTATTACAAATAATAACAGTATTTAGTGCTCGTGTGAATGGTTTGCGCAGTTATTCACACATGTTAAAAAATGACGATAAAATAAAACAATATAAGAAAACATAAATTTTCACAGGTTTTCGCAGATTTTCAGTAACAGTTCTTAATCCCAATTTCTATTTTCAAAAAAATATAATGATAATTCAAGTGCTTTATAATCATTTTTTTTATAAAAATGATTTCTATAAATATTTCTACTAAACTGGTCCAATATTATTATATATTCTAAAATCTGAAAATCAGTTAATATATTATAATCTAATATTTTAGATTCAAATGTTTTCAATATATCATAATAGTTATTTTTTATATATTCATCAACTGATTTATCAAACCAAAATTTTTGAAAATCATTATTAGGAAACCAAAAGTCTAATATTTTTGACATTTTAATATAATTTATTTATTATATTAAAATATTAATTCAATTTTATAGGCGTAGCCGTATCATAAATAATCTAAGTCATATATTTACGCAATTTCATTATTATGTAACAAAATTTAACTATTTTATTAAAGAAATAATCATTTTTTTAATATTTATAATTAAATTCTCATAAATAATATGTTCATATGTTGAATTAATCCATTGATTAATATCAAGATTTGATAATTCCAATATCTCATCACGAAGTATAATAATTTTTTGTGCAAAATTTCTAATTAAATTTTTAAAAGATATATTTTCTTGTTTAATTTTTTGAATTAATTTAATAACAAGTTTCTCTCTACTTAAAATAGTATATTTTAATCTCATATTAATATACCATATACACCACACTGCACAAAAACCTCCAGGATCACCTATTTTTTTTGTTTTATAATGATTATATGATTCTAATAATTGAAACCCAATTTTTGGTAAAAAATCTTTAGGATATATATATTTACAATTTGGAAATATTTCACTAAATTTTTTTTTTAAAATTGAATCTAATAATTTAGAATTATAATTAAATTTAAATGGATAAGTACAACCATTTGGTTCAAATCTTTCTACTTCATTATTTATTTTATCATAGAATAAAATATTTGCATGAGAACCATTTTCTAATTCAATTCCTAATGGAATTATTAAATATTTATATTTACTATTTGATTTAAATATATTTATTGTATTATCAAAATTTGTAGGATAAAATATTTTTAAACTATCCCATATAATTTCAAAATTAATTAAATCTTCTTTTCTTATTCTTCTATTTTTTTTATTAATATAATATCTCTCTAGATCTGAATTCTCTTGAAAATCATTTGTTAATGTTGTTAATATATTTTCATGTATTTTTGATATTAATATTAATCCAAATAATATATCTAATGTAGTTCCTGTATATGTTATAAAATCAACATCCTTTTTATATTCATCTAAATCAATACAATAATTTTTAATTTTTTCAGGATAAGTTAATTTTTTGTTTTTAATTAAATTAAAAATTAAATCATTACAAACATCATTATCTGATTTTTTAAGTTTATTTATTAATTCTTTAAATTCAAAATTATCTTTTATATTTTCAAAGTTTTTATAGCTTAATTCATTTTTACATATATTATATATTTCTTCAATATAAGGATTATTTGATTTTCTAATTTGATAAACATAAGATGCTGCAATAATTAAATAAAAATTATTTATATCTTCTTCTTTAATAAAAGAAATAGGACTAATACCATCATTATTTTTTAACATATAATTTATTTTTTTATTTACTAAAATAGATTTTATTTTTTTCCACAGATTTGTTTTACAAATTAAATAAAAACAAGAATTACCTTTATTATCTTGAATATTTAGATTAGTCTCTTTAATAATATTACCTAAATTAAATTTATCCATATAAGATTCATCATCTATTAAATTTTCTAAAATCATGTGTAGAGCAGTTTCTCCATATATATTTGATATATTTAAATTTATATTTTTTTGAATAATTTTATCAATAAAATGATAATTTTTTTCAATAATACAATAATGTATTATTGTATTACCATTAATATCTTGTAATTCAAGATTAGATTTATCTAACAAAATATCAAAGCTTTCATAATCACTTAAAATAACAGTATACATTAAAGAAGTAATTTGGGTTTCATAATCCTGTATATTAATATCTATATTTTTTTCAACTAATATTTTTATCATTTCTTTTTGAGTAAAGTTACAGGCCATATGTAAAGCAGTTTCTCCCTGTAAAGTTTGAAAATTTATTTCTTTTGAAATACTTAATACTTTATTAAAAATATTAATATCTTTTGATTTTACTGCTAAATGTAATGGCATATTATGATTTAAATCCAATGCATTAAATGATTTATTATATTTTTCAAATAATTTTATAACATCTAAATTTTTAAATATAATTGCATAATGAATTGGATAATAACCATTATTATCAGATAGTTCACTAATAGATATACCAATATTATTATTTTCATAATTTAATAATATATCTATGATATCTACATAATTATATTTAATACAATGAAATAATATCGTTCTTCCATCATTATCAAGAACATCAATCCTACAGCCTTTATTAATTAATATATTTACAATATCTATTTTATTATATAAAATAGCATATTGTATTAAGTAATTTTGAGAATTATCACGAATATTCAAATCAATATCTTTAGTATTATTAATAATAGTTTTTAAATTATCCCAATCATGAATTTTTAATAATTTAAATAATTTAATATTAATATCCATATAATACAAAATTATTTAAATTATTTTGTATTATTTGTATTATATATTATTTAACTATATTTTTTCAAATAATCTATTATTGATGATATTATTTTAAATATAGAATATTCTGGTGTAATTATACCTAAAATTGATATTAACATCACACTTAACACTGTACCTTTACATACTGATGTATTTATTGGTATTAATCTAGTATATATTTTTAAATCACCGATTTTTTTAATTAAAAGAGACATATAACATTTATCATCTAAAATATCCCATAATATTAATGTTTTAAGACAAAAAAATATATGATATTTTAATATTTTTTGGGGGAAAAAACATCCAATACATAAAAAAATTATTCCAATAATATGAATTAATCTTATTATTGGAATAATTTTTTTATTTTTACATTTTTGTGGAAAAATTCCATTATATATAAAAGTTAAATAATATTTTATTAATATATTAATAGATGGTATATCAGAACTACAATCTAAATTACAATTATTTATTAAATAACTAATAAATTTATTATCTAATATATTTTGGTTGTCTATAATTTCATCTAAATTTATATCTCTTTCGGGATATATGCCTTCGCCTATATTATTTAATTTACTATTATTCAAATCTTTTATTAATGTAGACATAGGAATATTATTATTCATTATATTATATTATATAATAATAAATCATCAAATTATTCATCAAATTAGATTTCAAGATATTATTATTATTATTTTTCAAAATTAAAAATATCGTCTGATTCTTTATATTCATGACGATTCCTGCCATTATATTCTTCGTTATATCCATATTCACCATCTTCGTATTCATCGTCAATAACATTTTCGTCATCTTCGTCGTCGTCGATGTCGTCGTCGTCATTATTTATATAAATTTTATTATATTCTTTATTTAGTATCAAAGCAGCTTTGTCTATTATATATTTATTGTTTATTATAGACGAACAAAAAATAAATATTTCATTTAATATTTTTTGTCTTTCATTATGATAAGGTCTTATTAATTTTGTACAATCACTATAATTAAACCATCCAATATCACCAATTTCTTCTATTTGATTTGAATTATTTATATCAATTTTAACATTAATATCTGGTTTACATAAAGCAAAATAATAAATATGTTTATATAAAATATTATCAGTTCCATAAAATACCTCTTGAATAGGAGGTATATTATTTATAATATTATAATCATCATCATTTAATGAAGTTTCTTCTTGAAACTCTCTACATGCACAATTAATATTTTTTTCTAAATATATTCTTCTTCCTTTTGGAAATCCCCATTCTGGATTATTAAATAATGGTTTAATATTGTCAATAAAAATATCAAATGTTTTTATTTGTTTTAACTTATCAAATTTTTTTTTTGATTCATCAAATTCATTTTTATAAAATTTATTATCTGTACTTTTTTTCCATAAATTAATCCATAAATTATCAAATGTATTATTTTTTATATCAGCTATTTCACTTGGTACCATTTGTTCAAATAATGAAGTATATGTTTGAATATCTAATTCATCATATCTCCCTCTTATAAATTCAATATATCCTAATGTTTTTTTTCGTCTTATCATTAAAAATTTAAATTTTTGTAAATATTGTACTATTGATAATAATACATTATTATTCATTGTATTACTTTTCATTAAATTAAAATATTTTTTCTTATCAAAGAATTGTATCAAATTATTATATGTATCTATATCTTGTAATTGAATCGCAATTACACCTAAACTAGTAATTGGTTCATTACATTTTGAGTATTTATGTCCATATTTCCCACAATTACAACAAAATACTTTTTTTTTATAAATTTTTATATTTTTACTATATTCATTCATTTTATCTAAATATTATTAAATTTATTTATTTAAGTATTATTTATAAATTTATATAATTATTATTTTTTATTTCATCAGATTCTAAATCTGAATTTTCATTATCTGAAGTATCACTTAAACCATCATTTAAATCATCTAAAACATTCTCACCTGATTCACCTTCTAAATTTTCTTTATAATATGTATTTATATCATCGTCATTAGCTGTATCTTCAAGAGATCCCAATATTACTATACGTTCATCATCAGCAAAAAAATTTGTTCCTCTAATATTAACTAAAATATAATCAGAATTTTTAATTACTTGATTTGATTTAGTATAAATAATTTCTCCTTTATTATTTATATGAAAATTATTATTATTAATATAATTTATCCCAATAATACAAACTATAGGACCATTACTACATTTAACCAATGACTTATTTAATAAATCTACTTTACATATTATATTGGTGTCTACTACTGGTAAACAAATTCTACATGAATACTTTACTTTATAAACAATGGATGAATCATAATTTTCAGGAACAACTTCACCTTCTGAAAAATCAATTATTTTATAAATTTTTGTAACATATCCATATTTATTACATTTTTTTTCTACTTTATTTTTTAAATTATTTTTTAAATTGATATAAATATCATTATTAATCTGTTGTGGTTTAATTAATACTCTTGAATATAACTCGGTATCAAAATAAGGAATTGATAACTCAGACATTAGTATATATATATATAAATATCATTTTAAATGAAATTTAAAATTTCATTTTTTTCTATATATTCAAAATTATCAAACAGTACCATATCAAAATTACTTCTAATACGGCTTCGCCTATAAAATATCATATAATTCAAATAATATATCATTACAATTTGTTTAGTAAATATTAAACAAAACAATTGTAAGACGATGGATTGAACTTGTAATATTTTTTTATAATTTATTTAAAGTGCATAATTTGTTAATTTAGTATAATGTCGCCTTTATATGTAAAAAAAATATTTTTATATATATATGAAATTATTTTATAGCCTTTTGAGAGTATATGGGTTGTCCTATAAAAAATTATTAATTTTTTTTTTTATTTTTATAGTATGTTTTTTTATATTAAACTATAAAAATTACTCATATGAAAAATTTAATTCGGTTGAAATGTTAAATTTTGATATATTAGATATAGATGACCAATTAAGAGAATCTATAGTTATAATTGATAGAATTTTTAATCAAAATTCATATTTTAATAATCCATTTAATTATACAATATTCATGTCAAAATTAGATAAATTGTGTAAACTTTATTTGAATTTTCAAAATAAACAATGTTCATTTTATGATCTTAAACTAGATATAAATATAGATAATTTAACAGTAAACGAAAAAAAAAATAAAATTAAAATTGAATTACAGCAATTAATTCAATTTATCCCATCCAATATGACTAATTTTAGATCACAATTAAATAAATTAATTGATTTATTATTTTATGAATATTTGAATAACTGTATAATTTAAATATATTTAAAGTATTATGAATGATATTAATAATACTTTAAAAATAATGGTCAGAAGTTGGTTGTTAAATAAAAATATTATAGAAAATCATAATTCTGATAAGTTATTAAAAGAATTTTTAAGAACAAAACCATATAATATTATGCAAAATGAATTAACAATATTATTTATATTACCTTCTATAATGAAAATAGAAATTTATAAAATTTTATTAGAAAATAATAATAATTAAGTTTATTTTCTAATAAAATTTTATAAATTTATTTTTTGATATGCTAAATCAATATAAAAAAATAAATTAAGTATATTCCCTTAAGTATCCTCTCTTATATATAATATCTTTTTTTATATAATGGATTGTACAATATGTATGAATGTTTTTTTACATAAAAAAAACATTGTAGAGCTAAATTGTGGTCATAAATTATGTAGTTTTTGTTTCGATAAATTAATTAGAAATTTATGTCCATATTGTAGGAGAATTATTGATAATAAAATTGATCATAGTTATAATATAGTAAATGAATTTAATTATCAGGATCATCATTATAATGAAATTAATAATAATTATAATGAAACTGATAATTATTTAGATCACGAATATTATAACTATCATGAAAGTGAGAATGTTCTACCAATCTCAGAATTATATTATATTGAAGATTTATTTTACACAAATAATTCATATGATATAGTCCATTTACACAAAAAATTAAAAAATAATAGAAATAATAAAGGTTTTACATCTAACAAAAATAGAGAATCTTATGAAAGAAAAAAGAAAAAATGGAAAAAAATGAAAATATATTAGAAATTAGGTTTATAATTTTCATATTAAATATTTATGTTTATATGAATCATTATAACGTGGATCTGTTTTTTGCAATGTTATATTTATGTGCAATTTTTAATAAATTCAATCCTTATCAACATAATACTTGTAAAATAAATAATAAAATAACACCAAATAGAGTAAAAATAATAAGAGACTTTAATAATTTAATAACAGATAATTATAAAAATAATAATATAATTAACAAAGAAAAAAATACTATAAAAATATCTAATAATAAATTATTTTCTAAATTACAAAAATATATTTTTAATAAAATTAAAAATTTAAACAATCATAATTATATTAAATATATTATTTATACTGATTTAAACGATAATATTATAGATAATAATATTAATATTTATGAATTATGTAATTTATGGTGTATTAAAAATTATGGGTTAATTTAGATAATTATATATATTAGTTTAATATGAACGAAAATATATTATCAAATATTAATTCAGATACATTTAATTATTACATTAATACGTTTTCGGATGAAGAAATTATAAAAATATGGGATAATACTGATAAAATAGAAAAAAATACTAATATAGATTTAGTTAGATTTAATAATCTAATATATAAATTAAATGATAATACATTAAATAAATTATTAAAAAATATATCATTAAATAAGTTAATATTTTTGTACAAAAATTCACAAATTTATTTACTGGATAAATTTCATTTTTGGGATAATAAACATTGTTTTATCGATTTTATAAATATTATCACATTATTATCTCAAAATAATATGTTAGATTTAATACAAATATTAAGTGATGTAAAATTTAAATTACATATATCAAAACTTAAATATTATCAAATTAAATTAATTTATCCCTATATTAGAGATCAAAAATGTAAATTTCAAATATTATTAAATACGATCGATGATCAATTTTTAATTAATTTAATTAATTTTTTTACTGAAAAAGATATTGAGTTTTTAAATTTAAATTATAATTTTCTTTTTAGATTCAATCAAATTTCTATATTTGCAGTATCATCATTTGAACAAATACAACTTATGAATGTAACTAAACTACAAATTATTTTATTATTACAAACAACAAATGAAATAAAAATAAAAAATAAAATATTAGAACAAGATATTGATTTTATTAAATTAATTATTAATTCTTTGAATATTACTACATTTTTGTATATAATAAAAAATATTCAAATGAATTCATTATATCAATTAATTGATATAATAAAAATAGATTATATAATATCATTACTACCTTATATTAATAATGATATATTACAAATATTTATTATTAAATTAGATCTATATAAGTTATATAAACTAATAAATAAATTATCATTATCTCAATTCATATTATCATTATATTATATAACTGATGATAAATTAGAAGCATTAAATAATATGAATAATATTCAAAAAAATTATATTACAAATTTATTTAATACCATTAACGAAAATTTATATGACGAATATTTACCATATCTAACAAAACAAATCATAGTATGTATTTTAAATACATCTTTTAAAGATACTATCTTACAAAATGCTGATAAATTTAAATTAAATAATATAAAATTAATAATAAATTTTTTAAATTATGATGATATTATTATTATTTTAAATAAATTTAATGTTGAAAATAGAATAACTCTCATTAATTATTTACATGAAGAAAAATATTCAATGATGAGTAATTATATTGATTCTAAATTAAATACATCAGATATATCAGAATTAAATCCTAACGATAAAATTAATTTTTGTATATTTTTTAATTTTTTAAATTTAAATTTAAGTTCAAAATCATATAAAAAAATAAAACAAATATTAGAAATCTAATGTGTAGATGGTTTATTTATTTTGGTAAAGAAATACTATTTGAAGACATTTTGTATAAACAAAATAACTCTATCATAAAACAAAGTTATTTGCATAAATATACTCCATTTTTAGAAGAATCTAATAAAAGAGACCATGAAGTCAATGTTGATGGTTATGGTATAGGTTGGTATATAAATAAAATATTAAAACCATGTTATTATACATCAATTAAAACACCTTGGAATGATTATAATTTACATCGTTTAAGTAAGATATTATCTTCTAAATTAATTTTTGCTCATATAAGAGCTATAAAACCTTTTAGTCAAGGAATTGTTCATGAATTTAATTGTCATCCCTTTAATATTGATAATTTTTTATTTATGCATAATGGAGATTTGAAAAATTATAATATTTATAAAAAAAAAATTTTCAATAAAATTGATGATAGAATATTTCAATTAATCAAAGGAACTACTGATTCTGAATATATTTTTGCATTAATTTTATCTTTTTTAAAAGATAAACAAATAAATGTTAATAATGTAAAACTTTCAATTATAGAAACTATTAAATTTATAAATACTATTACTGACACTATTTTCTCTTTTAATATAGCAATAACTGAAGGAAATTTTGTGATTTTTACTAGATATATTAATAATCAAAATGAAAATCCACCATCTTTATATTTTAAAAAAAATAAAGATAATATTGTTATATCATCTGAACCTATCGATTTTAATGAAGATAATTGGACTTGTATACCAAAAAATACTATAGGCTATTATGAAAAAAATGTATTAAAATTTGAAAAAATTTGAAAAAATTGAAAAAAAAAACTATTCAATGTCATATATTAAATTCTACAGCATGTAGTTTTTAAGAAAAAAACATTTGTATCTATGTCTCGCAATAAAAGATATATTAACACGCCAGTTGACGTATTAGATCCTTTTGCCCTGAAACCTAAAGTTAATGCAGAAGATTTCACACAAGAGGATGACGAGCGTCGCTTTCTGAATATTGGTAATCTACATGATGTATCCGATTTATCATGTCTCGCTATTAATCTGCACGAGCCGTGCCGTCGTCAACGCCACGTTTCAAATATCTTCAATATTATGCCAGCCATTGGAGAAAGATTGCCTATCATTATTACAGCCACTCGCTGGAATAATGTAACGAGCACCTGGGATTTGTTTTTTAATTGCCCTAAAGGTGAACACGATAAAGATAAGTGCAAGAGGTGTAAAAAAGAATGCAGTCTCGATTACATTTGTTCACAGGCAAATTACTACATAAATGAACTTCGTGCTAAAGGATTAGCGGCGGATCCCATGGAAAAGTTCCTTCATAATTTAGAGACACAGAAAGTCAACTATCTTCTTACTTCAAAGAAGGCTACGTTTTGCACACAACCATTTTGTGCGCATCACAATAAACCGTTTGCAGTTGGTCCGAATACTCAATTAGTTGAATGTCCAGATCCTAGATGTGCAATGGATCTTCATTCTCATACATTTTGGTGCATTCACTGTCGCACACCACATCTCATTCGTGATGGTTGCGATGTAAATGCTATAAATAGAGAATTGGATAAGGATCCAACAGCGATGGCTCTTATTCGGGATACATGCACACAGTGTCCCGGCTGCAAAATGTGGCAGGGAAAAGATGAGGCTTGTGATAAAGTCAAGTGCTCTAACTGTTCTGTTAATTTCTGCTTTGATTGTGGAGAAGATATTACTCATCTAGGGCGCAACTATCTAGATCACCTGGCTGTTGATCTAGATGGAAGATGGGCTTGCAAGAAAAAAGTGCAGAATGATGCACATTGATACAGTGGCAGCCACTATTGTTACAGTGGCTGCTACTATTGTAGAGCATTTTTTTTTATCATAGAAAATTATGCAACTTCACGTCCATACTGTTTTAGTTGTAAATACATATATAATTTTACTTTATATAATAACTTATGTGCACATAAATTATTATATATTTGCACCTTTTGAACTTTAAAATGAACAAATGTCTGCTCAAAAAAAATTTTCAGTAATAATATATTAATATTTCTATAATTACTGAAATTTATGCTATAATAATATTATTATATTCATTATCAATTTCATTATAAAAAATAGGAATTGTATAAATAATTCCTAATTCATCTAAAACTGAATTTCTTGAATTTAAATAATATGAATTTATAATTTCATTTGTTTCTAAATCAATTTCTTTTAAAATATACGACTTTAGTAATTTTGGATTATTTTTATTTGTATTCTTAATTAATTTAATATTTGCAACTTTACATTCCCAGAATGCCTTACATCTATTTTGATAAATTCCATAAATATCACTCACTTTAATATCCTCGGAATTAATAGGATTACTTTCATTTTTCATTAATATATATGTTCTCATTATTTATATATAATATAAATATATTATTTTATATTATTAAACTAAAATAAATAATTATTTATATATAATATAAATTGAATTATAAATTATATAAAAAAATAATTATTTTATATAAGATATGGACAGTTTATGTGGATTACAAAATATAGGTAACACATGTTATATGAATTCTGCTTTACAGATTATAGTTAATTGTACGGTTTTAACTAAAGTTATATTATCTAATAATTTTATTAGTCCAAAATTAAATATATTTAAAAAATTTTTAATGGATTATAAAAATAATATTACAATAAATCCCATTGCAATAAAAAATTTAGTAGGAGAAAAAAATAATCAATTTCTAAATTTTCAACAACATGATTCTCATGAATTTTTAATTAGTTTAATTGAGATAATTGAAGAAGAATTCAAAAATGAAAGTGAAATTAATCCTAATCCTATTACTATTAATGGAATAAAATTACAAAATCTAACATCATCTATTTTTGATACAACAGTATCTTCTATAATTTATAGTGAGGAAACTGGAGAAAAATCAAAAACAAAAGTTGGTGAAAAAATATTATCATTACCTATTTCAAAAAATGACAATACCACATTGGAAAATTGTATTGATTTATATTCAAAAATAGAAAAATTATCAGGTACCGAACAATGGTTAAGTCAAAAAGAAAATAGATATATAGATGCATACAAAAGATTATATTTAAAATCATTACCAAAATATTTATTACTTCAATTAAAAAGATTTACTTTTTTTACTAATAGTAATAAAAATAATAAAGATGTTAAAGCACCTATTAATTTTATTATAAGAAATAATTCTTATCAATTAAGAGGTATAATATATCATATAGGAGGAGCAAATGGAGGTCATTATGTATCTGTAATATTTTATAACAATAAATGGCATTTATGTGATGATAATTCAGTTAATGAAATTTCAAACATAGATCAATTTTTAAATAAAGGATATATTTATTTATATGTTAAACAAAAATAATAAAAATAAAAATGTTGAAAAAAATAATATTATATATATTATAATGTTAAAAATAAATTTTTTTATATTTTCTGTTTCTTTATTTATTGGATTATTTTTTGTTTACATATATGCCCCTCGTCCAAAAATTATAATTAAATATCCTACAGTAAAGAATGCTAATAAATTAACTTATATTGATGAAAATAATAATTGTTATAAATATATTCCTAAACCAGTAAATTGTCCTAAAAAATAATATTTATATATTTATATATTATATAATGTTATTCAAAGATCAAAATATTAATACTATTATAATTTCTATTATTTGGGGACTAGGTATTGCTGCTCTATTTAGAAAAGTGTGTGATGGAAATAAATGTATAGTCATTAAATCTCCTGATAATATGAACAAATATTATCAAAAAAATAATAAAGAATGTTACAACTTTGTAAAACAAAAAATAAAATGTAAATAGAAACTTTATTAAACGATAATTCACACATTTATGATTATTGGTCTTGCTGATTTATTTACAAAAAATTATGATGAAAATAAATGTATAGTCATTAACTATTCTTATAATATAATAACAATAAAAAACAATTTATAATATTGTTTTTTATTGTTATTATATTTTTATCTCATCTATTTATGATCATTATGAAGGAATCTAAATTATTTATCATTATTGTTTTTTTGGTTCTTTCTCATTAGAAAGAGTATCCAATACTTCCTCAGATACTTCTTCAAATACTTCTTTTTCGAACATTTCTATTTCAATATCTTCCGATAATTCATGAAGTGTATTATCATCTTCTACAATTTCTAATGATGTATTATTTATATTATCAACTATATGTGTATTCATTTTTTTTGGATAAAAACAACAACTAAAGTATTTTTTATGAATTTTTGTTGTTTTTACTTTTAAAACTAAAAGTTTTAAACAAGAATCTATCATTTTATCAAATTGAGGATTAGATTCTTCTAAAGATCCTATTTTTTTAATTAATTCAACAATTAAAAGTCTAAATACTTTAATAATATCATCTTCTTCTATATCAAAAGTATCATATTTTTCAAATATTAAAACAACAATTTGCATTAATTCTGGTAAATCATTTGTATCAAATTTACCATCTTTCATTATTTCATTTAATTCTTTTTTACAATCATTAACAAAATATTCATCATCTAATAATTCTTTAACTATAATTTCAGCAAAATTTGACATATATATACATAAATTAAAAAAAAATTAATATAATTTAATTTTAATATGGATTAATTTTAAGTTCTTTATTTTCTATACATAATTCAAATTCATCATTATCATCATCTACTAAAATTATTTTTTTTGTTTTATAAATATCTATTTTGTAAATTTTATTTATTTTATTATTAAATTCTTCTAATTTATCTAATTTATTTAAAATAGTTTCTAGTTTATTATATAAATTATAATTATCTATTTTTTTTTCATTTATTTCATTTATTTCATTTATTTCATTTATTTCATTTATTTTTATAATAGAAAATATTATTTCAATATCTTTATTTAAAGGTATTACTTCTATTTCATATTTACCATCATATTTTGCATTAAATTCAATCTTATTATTTTTTGATATAATTTTTTGATTATTTTTTGATACTAAAAATTTAATATTTGGAATACCTTCTAATTTATATTTTTCATTTTTATATAATTCAATAAAAAATTTTTTAGATTTAAATTTATGTTTTGAATTATAACATATATTTTCATTAAATTGTATTTTTTTCTCGATTATAAATTTAAGATCTTCTACTTCTTGAATAATTAAAGAATATTCTCCTTCCTGATTGTTAAAATCAGAAGTAACTGTTATATAATGTATACCATTTTTTTCAGGAGTTAAATATATTTTGTTATTAAAATTTATTATAATATTATTTTTTTTATTATTATGCTCTATCATCGCATTTAAATCATCTTCGTTTGGAAAATCATTATTTTCAATTTCAATAACTATTTCAATTTTATTATCTTTTTCATTATTTAAATGCATAGATTCTATTACATGTTGGATCATACTATTAAAATCCAAATTATAATTAGGATTTTGAGATTCATTTTGAGATTCATTTTGAGAATCATTTTGAGAATCATTTTGAGAATCATTTTGAGAATCATTTTGAGAATCATTTTCATAATTAGAATTGTCATCATCAGAACTATTTAGTTTATTATAATCACTAATATCATGATGTAAATCTGCCAAAAATATAGATTCGTTATTATTATCATATTTTGTTTTTATAATATTTTTATGTTCATCATAAATTCTTAAATTAAATTCTGATTCATTTTTTGTCGTTAATGTAATAAAATAATTTTTTTCATTATTTAGGTTAATTTCATATACATGTCTACAATTATTATTAGTTAATGAAGCATTAACATTTTGGTTTAAATTTAATTTATTATTCATTATAATATTAATTATATAATAATAAAGAAATAAGCACAAAAATATCTAAATACATATATATGATTAGTATAATTTTATTATTTTTGGTAATTATTTTTCTTATAATAAATTTAATAAATGATGATGAAAATAATGATGAAACTGTTAATGAAACTGTGAATGAAATTATAGATAAAAAACAACCAAAAAAAGTTACATTTAATTTAAATAATAATGAAATATTTTTAATACAACCAAAAAAAAAAACTGATAAATTTTATAAAATCAAAAATAAATATATAAATGCAGAAAATATAAAACCTATACAAAAAGAAAGTATAGTTAAAGATAAAGTTGAATTTCATAATAATTTATATGGTTCAAAAATTATAAATAATTCTAATTTTTTTAATTCTCAACATGAAATTCCTAATTATCAAAAAAATTTTATTAAATCAAATGATAATTTAACACAAAATATGTTTAAAGAAGATTTATTTAAAAATCAAAAAGGTTATTGGGAAAATCAAACAATAGATGATTATACTCACAGAACATATAATAATATTCAAGTTGATAAATTTAATAAATTTAAAAATGGTGATCATTTAGGAAAAAATATAGCAAATATGTATGATGACTTGACAGCAGTTAATGAAAGAGATTCTGCTAATTCTTTTGGTATGTCAAATTTAAGACATGATGACAAGTCAGTTATGAATAAAATGAGTAATACTATATATGGTTATAGTACGAATTGTAATAATGAAATTGTTTAAATAAAATAAATATAAAGAAGTATAATGATGTATTAAATATGAACAATGAAAAGTTAAAAATTAATAAACCCAATGCAAAACAAATGTTAACAGGTAGTGTTGTATTAGCAATATTTATAATATTAATTATAAATATTTCAATTATTACTTATACAAAACCGTTGATAACAGATATAACAGAAAATTTAAAAGATGCATCAATAACAATAATTGATTTAAATCAATTAATAAAAGATGCGAATTCTACTATATATGAATTAGGTATTGTATTACCTAGAGTAAATGAGATATATGGTATATTTAAAAATATATGTCAAATACCGGAATATCTACATTATTGTGATACCTAATTATATAATATTGAAAAATGAAAATACTTAGACATATTTTATTATTCATTTTATTTAAAATAATAAAATATACAAAATTCCCGAACCGAAAATAAGCATAGCGAACCGTCTCAACGAAGACTGTTGGTCTGTGATATTAAGTTTCATTAAGACAAAGAAAAGATTCCTCGCTGCTCAAACTAATAAAGAAATATATAAATCTCTTAGGGGGTCTTTTACGGGACAGAATGTTCATATTACAAGACCCAACTCTACCAATATCACAAATGAAGGACTGTCGCACTTAGCGAATGCGAAGAATATTCACTTGAGTTACTGCAATGTAGTCACGGATGCTGGACTGGTACACTTGGCAAATGTTAAGATAATTGACTTGATGGGCTGTAGATTCGTTACAGATGTTGGACTAACTCACTTGAAGAAGGTCGATGGAATTTTACTGACCGGTACGTCAATCACTACTACTGGAAAACAAAAACTTAGAGCGAGAGGGGTCAAAAATTTTTAAATAAGAATTTAAAAATAAAAACACGTTAAATGCAAAAATTAATATATACTTTGGTGATTTCAGTAGTATATATTCATAAGTGTTTGAACCTAACGATGCCTAATTGTATAATATTGAAAAATGAAATTACTTAAACATATTTTATTATTTTAAATAAAATGAATAATAAAATATTATTTGGTAACAATGTGGGTTATAAAATAACCAATTATTTAACTAAAAAGAAAATTATTGATTATTTATTTAAAAATATAGAAATTTATAAACTTAAGAATAATTTTATAAATTCTGAAGATGATTTATTGACAATAAAAAATGATTCTTATGTAATATTTCCTAATATAGTTGGTGATGATTATCTTTTTGTGTGTACTAAAATAAATCAATATTATTTTGTAGTATTGATCGAAAAAAAAACACTAACAAATTTAGAAAATATAAATTATAATAGTCTAAATATGATTTCCATTAGAATAAGATTAAAATTAGATACTTATAAAGGAACAATTGCAGATGGAAGACTTGTAAATTTAGGAGGATGTTGTGCATTTATTATTAATAAGGTATATCAATTATATGGAGAGGATATGGAAAAATATTCTATTAATAAAGTTCATGAATTAACCGAAAAATTAATTAATGACTCTTATATAATTGATTCACATATGAATACAATTTTATTTAAATTAAATAAAATATATAATTTGGATGAAATAGATTTTTTAATTAATAATAAAATGCCAAATAGTAAATTTAATTTTAGCAATATAGAATTTGTTTCTCCTAATGAATCAAAAACTTATAGATATTTTTATACAAATCAAGATATTGAAATAAAAGAAGCTATAATGTATGGAAAATTAATTAATACGGATGTTGTTGAATTATATACAAAAAATGCTGATGATAAAATTTCAAGAATTGGAATTGCTCATATTCCAGATATTGAAACAAGTATAAAATGTAATGAACATATATCACAAACACAATTAACTATATTAAAATGTAAGTTAAATTATAGATTTAAGAAATGGGTACCAACAGAAATCTATCTACAAGATACTGATACTGATACTGATATAAATACTTATGAAAATATTATGAATTTAATGCTAGACGTTATCAGTCATTAAAAATATTATTATAATACTAACATTATCTGTTGACCCATTTTTTATAGCATGTTCAGCTAAACTTTGAGATATATTATTTTTTGAATAACCTGAAATATTATTTAAATTATCTATATCATTTAATTTATTTAATACAAAATAAATTGCTTCTTCATTTGTTATAACATCCCATAAACCATCACAAGCTAAAATTATGAATTTATCACTTTTTTTTATATTATATTTAAAAATTTCTGGTTTATGAGTAACAAATGGCGAAGCATCCATATCTCCAAACGCCTTGGATACAGATAAATCACCTATTCGCCAATCATATCCATCATAATATATCTCACCACCTAATTTCTCTATCCTTTCTTTCTCATCAAATAGATGAGGTTTATGATCTTTAGTTAATTGTATACCTAAATTATTTTTTTTGCATATTACAGCTCTACAATCGCCTACATTAGCAACATAAAAATGTGTGTTGTTTTTTATTTTATAAATTATTAATAATAATGCAGTTGATCCTATATTATAGGAAAAATTTTTGAATCTTCTTTCTAATTTTATTTGAAGATGATCAAATACTTTTTCTATATATTTTTTAAATTCTGTTGTATTATTTATATTAAACTTCATATAATTAGATGTAAAATATGTAGCCATATTATCTTTCAGATATTTAGATACATCTTTACCACCATGTCCATCAAAAATTGCATAAAGATTAATATTTTTATATTTTTTATTTTCATTTTCATTTTCATTTTCATTATTTAAATTTTCAAAAATTTCATGTTGATCTTCGTTACTTTCTCTGTGTCCTAATAATGAAATAGTATGAGTTATCATATATTTAAAATATATATAAATAATAATTTTGTATCGAATATTATATTTATATTATATATGAATAAATTGATTTATACTGTTGGAATTTTAATAATTTGTTTTATTATATTATCACCAGGTATTGGTACGAATCCTTGCTCTTATAGTAATAATAAATATAGATATAGAAATTTTTTGTTTTCAGGTAACATATCTATTATAACAATTTTAATACATAGTATTATATTTGGGGGACTTGCCTATTTAATTTTAGATAAATATACATTGGCTGTTTTTATCGAAGAAGTTATTCCATTAGCAGAATCAGAACTTGTACCACTAGTAAATACTGCTGTAACTTCTACTTCACTAGTAGAACTTGTACCACTAGTAAATAATATAGTTAATACTGCTGTAACTACTACTTCACTTATATAATACATCAAAAAAATCTATAAACCAGAAGTTAGTTTATGAACTAAACTTATTTTTTTTGTATTTTTTTTAATTTTTTTAATTTTATTTTTTTTTCTACCCAATTTAGTTTCATCTTTTACTTTATTTGTATCTGCTTTTATTTTATTTTTTGTTCCTTTTTTTGTTCCTTTTTTTGTTCTTTTTTTTGTTCCTTTTTTTGTTCCTTTTTTTGGACCTTTACATAATTTACTTCCTTTTTTAGGACCTTTACGCAATTTACTTCCTTTTTTAGAACCTTTACATAATTTACTTCCTTTTTTACTTCCTTTTTTACTTCTTTTTTTAGAACCTTTACGTAATTTATTTTCTTTTTTTGAATTTATTTTTGTAGACATATTATTTTAATATAGATTTTAATTAAATATTTATATAAATATTTAATTAAATTAAATGTTAATGGATAACCATTCTATCATTTTTCCAACATTTGGTGTACCTAATCCATATACTGGATCCCAACCTTTGGTTGCAATATATCCAAAATCAGACCCATTGTCTTCTCTTACAGGACAACAATATGACTCTGTACATGAATTATTACCTTTTATTAAATCATTATATATTGATTTATCGTATTCTGCCATTGCATATAAAATAGGATTTATAAAACCTAATTTTGGTTTATCATTCATTACCTGATAATCATTTAATAAAGACACAATTCCAGCAAATATAGGCGATGAACAACTTGTACCATCTACACTATATAAATTCCCTGAATCAAATACAGCACATTTATGAGAAACAATACTTACATCAGGATATCCTCTACCATAATTATTGAATTTTTTGGGAAGTGGAATATCAGAATTTAAATATTCTTTTACAAAATTATTTTGCCAATATGGCCTTAATTCTGATCCATATATTGAGAACCCCCCTCCCGCAGTCCATCCAGTATAATCATAATTTGAATTCATTTCAATATTTCCATTAGAACATCCATATTGTTTACATAATGGTGTTGTCCAATTATTCATCTGTTTAGAATTTACTATGAATGTTCCTCCAATACTCGTAACCCATGGTGATGAACCTGGAAAAACTGGATTTATAGGATTATTCGAAGAACATATTTCATTCACTCTACCTGGAGCCCCTGAATCACCACTAGCGACTGTTATTGTTACCCCTCTTAAACCAATTTTAATATATTCGATGTTTACTCTATTTATATATTGACTTGCTGTTTTATTATTACATTTTGTAATTGAGCATTGATCACTTTCAGACCATCCCCAACTCATAGATATAACATCTGGAACTGTTTTATTATTAAAAAAATTTACTGCAAAAGAATACAACCATTCAGGCTCATCCCAGAACCATAAATCTACATTTTCTGCAATTTGTGACATCATTTGCATATCTAATTGAGATTCCATATCAGAATCTTCATTCATGCCAACTATATGATTTTTACTTACGTTTTTTTGGTTTTCTGAATTTTCTTTTTGAGATAATAATAAATCATCAAGTAGAAATCCACCATTATTTTGATATTCAATTGACCCCATTGATACTTTTTGTGACATAATTTTATTCCAAGTAATATTGTATAATTTATTTATTACTTCACGACCAACTGCACCTGTATCTGGTATAATCGAATCTGTATTTTGTGCTATAATATCATTATATGATGATTTGTGAACTGAATGTTTTTTTATAGAATGATCATAATTATTATTTGATAATCCTTCTATAAATTCAATAATATTACGTAATTTATTAGGAATTGTATAATCTCTATAATTTAAGATTTTATAAGTCGAACCATTTTTTACAATATTAATATCAAACATAGATTCAACATCTTTTATATTTGACATACATACTATTGCATCACCCTTATTAACATAATATGTATTATGTTTTTTTAACCATTCAGTCACTTTATTCGTATTTTTATTACTTGGTTTGATTATATCAAGTATTTTACTTTTACTCAAATACTTACCATAATTTTCTGATTTATAATCAGAAATATCTAGTAATGTTTTCTCCAATATATCAGTATTTTTTTGTTTTAATGCAATTGTATAAACCACTTTATTATCAATTAAATTTATTTTAGCATTACATAAAGTTATGAAAAATAGTATGAAATATTTCAATATATTCATTATTAAAAAACATATATATATATATTTATATGATAAAAATATATATTAGATATAAAGTTATCTAATATATAAAGATAAAAAATAATAATCAAAATTATAAATGAATTATATTTAATATCTAAATATAATAAAAAGTTTAATAAATATCAATGTATAACACTTGATACGTTATAAATTGCGGAATATAAGTTTTATACAATATTTTTAATAATTATTATATATATGTTTCCAATTATAGGACGTAATCCTTTTAACTTTACTAGTAAAATGATAAATGAAATTTATCGGTATAACATAGATAATGAAAATTATCTATTAAAAAATAAAAAAATAATTCAATATCTTATATGTAAAAATGATAAATTACATATTATAATCAGAAAATTAAAATGTAATTTATATTATAAAAATATTCTATTATTACTATCTTTATGTATAAACATTAAGCTTTTGCGAAAACTAAAAATAAAAAAAAAAAATTGAAAAATATAATTTATAATTATATTCATAATTATAAACAAAACCGTATCAAAAATAATTTTTCTGGTACACTAAAAAAACGATTATGGCTAATAACACCGACATATTAAATCATGAAGATTTCAATAACGACAGTAGGCAAATTATGTCGTCATTATTTAATATTAATTCTGATAATAACAACAGATTAATAAATCATCAAAATGACAATAACAATAACAATATCAATAACAATATCCTTAATTATATTAATGCTAATAATATTCCAAATAATATCCAGCGGCAATATATAATTCAGATATTAGAATATTTAACTAGGGTATCTCCAATCCAAGAGAACGCTAATGAATATTTCGCAAAAGACACAATTCAAGAAATAAAAGTTTCTAAATGCAGTATTTGTATTGAAAACACATGTAGTATCGCATTCATTCCTTGTGGTCATGTATCTACATGTTCTTCTTGCTGTAAAAAAATAACTGAATGTCCTATATGTAGGACAAAAATTACTAGAAAACAACAACTTTTTTTTTCTTAAATTTTTTTAAGACAAAAATTGAAAATAAATTATTATTCTTTTATAAATCAAATAATTTACATTACCTATGACTCATTGTGCTGTAGTTGAATATATGATTGATAGTATTAAGAATAAATCAATTATTACTGATATTATTAAAAATAAAATATATGATAAAGATATATATGATAAAGATATATATAAAACCCCAACAACTAATTTGAATAAACTTCGCCATGTAAATAGTTCAAAATGTTGTATTTGTTTGGAGAGTATATCAAATATCGCATTCATTCCTTGTGGTCATGTATCTACATGTTATTCTTGCTGTAAAAAAATAACTATATGCCCTATATGTAGGATAAAAATTACTATAAAACAACAACTTTTTTTCTCTTAAATTTTATGTATAATTAATTGAGTATATTACTGGCATATTTTTTTTGGTATCATTCAAAATTCTGATATAATTTTCATCTGTAAATTGTGATATTAATTTATCTATTAAACTATTAAAATTATTTGAATGTAGTATTGTATTAACATTAATAATTTCAGTATTATTAAATATTGAATCTTTAGTTGATGAAAATTTTACAATTGATGGTTTTCGATATTCATCATTTTTTTTTATTATTGTTTTTTTTATATAATTTTTTATCCAATATTGACCACCAGGCTTTAATAAATTTGTTTTAACTAATTCATAATCTAAATTCACATTATCGAAAGCTCTAGAAGCTCCTACATCAATTCTCCATACTTTATTATCACAAATAGAATTAATATTATTTAAGAATTGCGGTGTATGACCAATTATCATTTTACTATTTTTTTTATTCATTTCTAGATATTCAAAGATTTCATTTAATTCATTACAATTACTATTATCATAACCAAAATCTCTACACCAAAAAACACTATCAGTATCTAAAAGTAAATCTCTTAATTCTAATTCTGAAGGAATTTCTTTATTTTCTAAATAATTTCTAATTACTGAATTAATTTTAGGAATTATATTTTGTAATCCAAGATTTTTACATGCTTTTATAAAATCAATACAAAAACCACCATGTGCAAATAATAAATTATTAATTTGAATAACAGAAAATGAATTATTTGATATAAATTTTGCCCAGTAACTTCCTGGAGTAAAATCCTGCTTTCTACCATTATAATGTCCCTTTTTTGAAACATAATTAAAATTTCCTTCAAAATTCATTAACTCATGATTACCTATTAAAGTTAATATTCTACCACCATTTTTTCTAGCTTCGGTATCTAATCTATCTAATGTTTTAATTAATTCTAAATCTGAATTCTCATCCTGGAAAGAATCAAAATTTTCTGTATCTCTAGTTCGATCTATAATATCACCACAAAATACTACATATGAATTATTATTTTTTTTCCACACTAAATCCTTTAACGAGGCTTCATATATTGACTTATTATTTAAGACATTTACAACTTTTGCCAAATTAACTAATATATGTTTTAATAATAACGAATCACCATGAATATCACCAGATGCATATATATTGGTATCTTCACTTATTTTAAATATACCATCCTCTTTATGTTCTTCTCCATAATTTAATAATTCATTATATTTTTCTATTGCAATAATTTCGCCTGGTGGTGAATTTTTTCCCATATATAATATAAATATTAAATTTATAGTATATTATACACTGGCATATACTATAAAAAATCACTGAAAATCAACTATTTAACCATTAGTTATGGCTCATACTAGTTAGGTAATCTATAAAAAAATTGAAAAAAATAAATATTTAAAATACTAACAATATTGATCACATCATTCCTTACATTCACAAACGTACATCGTCCCCTACATTCACAAACGTACATCGTCCCCTACATAAACGTAAAATGTCGAAGAATGATAATGAAATAAATGAATTACCAAATGAACTTCTAATAAATATTTTGTCACGTGTTGATAAAGAAACAACGATAAATCCATCATTTGTTTGTAAAAAATGGTCCAGTTTAGTGGACCCCAAAAATAAAAAAACATCCATTAATGCTATTATTCATTCACAGTCTTTATTAAAGTGGGCGAAGCAAAATTACTCTCCAGAAAAAAAACCATATGTATTATTAGAGATACATAATGAGATAAATGAGTGTGATTTTCATAAAATGGCACTTATTTCTGCGGCGAGAAATGGTAAGTTGATTGCTCTCAAATATTTGTATACATATAGAAAAGATATAAATCATACAGTTTTTAAAAGAAAATCAGATTTTATGCATTACGAATCCGACTACGACACCGATGAAGAATACTTCAATTTGGGATATAATTATCGTTCTGAATCGCAGAATCCATGTGATGCTGCTGCAGAAAATGGTAATATAAAATGTCTTGAGTATGCACACGAAGTTGGTAAATGCCGTATAGATCATATTACATGTGCATATGCAGCAGGAAGTGGTAGTATGAAATGTCTTGCCTACGTGTGTGCACGTTATAGTCGTTATTGTAATGGAATATGTGCAGCAGCTGCTGAAGATGGAAATCTCGAGTTTCTAAAAATCCTTCGCCGTGAAGGATATGATTGGGATGCAACTACATGTATGCGTGCCGCAGAAAATGGTCATTTAGAATGTCTTCAATATGCTCATATAAATGGGTGTGAATGGAATTCTAATACATCTATGTATGCAGCAGAAAATGGTCATTTAGACTGTCTTCAATATGCTCATATAAAGGGGTGTGAATGGAATTCTAATACATGTATGTATGCCGCAAAAAATGGCCATTTAGACTGTCTTAAATATGCTCATAAAAATGGGTGTCAATGGGATTCTTCTACACCTATGTATGCAGCAGAAAATGGTCATTTAGACTGTCTTGAATATGCTCATATAAATGGGTGTGAATGGACTTCTAGTACATGTATGAGTGCCACAGAAAATGGTCATTTTAAATGTCTTGAATATGCTCATAAGAATGGATGTATGTTAAATACTGCAATGTATGATTCATCATACAATTTAATAACTTTTAGAGCAGCACAAAATGGCTATTTTGAATGTCTTGAATATGCACATAAGAATGGATGTGCATTGGATAATGAAATATGCGATGCTGCAGCACAAGGAGGTCATTTAAAATGCCTTATTTATGGATACACAAATGGAGTGATACTTAATAAAAAATTGTGTCTTAAAGTAGCAACTTGTCCTAAAATTATTAAATGGATTAAATCCATTTAATAATTTTAATTTATAAATAAATCAATAGAATTGGTTTTTGATATATATTGAACTGTAAATAAATATTATTGTGTGTTCTTGCGTTATCTAAAACAAGTAAATGATTTTTATATTTTATTTATTGAATGAATGCATTTGATCATCGTAATACATACATATAAACAAACATACGATAATCATATGATATTATCTTCACACATCTTGATACAATTAACACTTGGTATATACGGCTTCACATATATAAAAATTAGAAGATCTTGTAAGTCAATTTAGAAAATTGAAGATCCTTCGGCAGTTTATCATTAAGAGCTTCTTTAGAAAATTGAAGTTCCTTCTGCAGTTTATCATTAAGAGCTTGAGCATCTTCTTGCAGAATCTTACAATATCGTAAGAGACTCAATAAGTCTTGACGTGATAAATCCGCAGCTGAATTACTGCTCAATAATTTAAACGCTTTATTTATCCAAACATCTTCAGCTTTTAACTCATCATACTTAGTGGGAGTGGACATGATAGATATAATCAAGATGATCCCTGTCTTGGGATTTCTACAAGTGTAAAATTAATATACACTTTATAATGGGTTTTTTTTTCAATTTTTTTATTTATGAAATAAATAAAAAATATCAAGTCGCGCTAAATTAATTTATATTAAATTTAGCGTTTCTTTAATATATAGCCCTTAGATGTACTAAATATCAAAAATATCGAAAATATTCTAATTTTTATAATATACTGCTTTGTAAATATAAAAAATAAAATTTTACTTGACCGGATTGATGCTCAAAGCGCATGAATTAGTTGACGCTAGAGATCACATCTGAATGAAAATCCCGACAGTCTTATCTTCCCAACAGCTCATGATACAATGCTCATATCAATTGATCTTCATTGTTTAGAAGGAACTTGATGATTTCATCAATCTTCAGGATTTCATCTATCTCTAAACATTCACCGATGGCAATGGCAAAAAGATATTTGATATCATTATTCTCCATATCATTGATATCATTATTCTCCATATCATTGATATTATTGTTCTTCATAATATCAAATATCTGTTCTGAAGTTCGCGCCATGTTTAATGCAATCTTATTCTATGCAATGAGATTGCAGAAATGTAAAAATATATATTAACTTTATAAATATTTATATTTTCAAATTTTTTTCAATTTTTATCTATAAAATAATTATTGTTGGCGCTTTAAGGCATCTGACACACCGTGGCATTCATGAGATCTATAGCATTCTTAACAGAACGCGACATTACAGGAATAACATTATGTAGCATTATTTATTTGATAGATGTTATATATCAAGTTTTATTATGTTTTTTATTGACCAAACTTCTTGTGAAGCTCTGTGATGATATAAGATTAAATTATAAAACGTCTTATTTGCTTATCCCGATACAATTAACCGTTTCGCATTTAAAATTACCCTATATTATCTTTTTAAATTTTTTAACTTTTGATATAAATTAATATCATTTTTATAAAAAAAATTCAAAAACTGTATTTGAAGATCTGTTAAATTTTCACGTTTATATTTTTTTTTAGAAATATTTAATTTTTTTGATAAATCTATTTTAACATTTACAGAATCAAACCATTTTATTATACCATTTTTATTTTCTAAGGTGAATAAACTTAAATCTAATTTATAATCAGATTTAATAAAATTGACTTGTGGAATAAAAAAATTATACGAATTTTTAAATGTTGGATATGATTTATTTCTAAATAATTTACATTTCTGAATAGCACTATCAGGACTAATATTTAAATAATTACAAATAGAAATAAATCTATTAATTGGTTCTCTGATAATGGCTATAATTGGTATTTTTTTTATTTTTGGTTCAATTTTAATCATATCATTTATCAATATATGATCACGACAGGTAAAATAGTACTTATTATTTAATAAACCTGCTCCATAATATTTTTTATTATATTTTTTTGGCAAGTTATAATGAATTAAAGTACCCATATTTTTTGGAATATGGATAAAATAAAAATTATCCATATTTTTATTATTATTTGCTATTACAAACGGAATACCACCAAGTGCAAATTTTGAAATAAATTGATGAAATAATATTTCATTTAATATATATATAAAAAAAATAATATATAATTGTTTTATAAATTGCATATTATATATTATAAATTAAATTATTTTATTAATCTAATATTTTTCAAGTATTTATGTAAAAATTTTATTAATGCATCAACCTTTAGATCTACAATATTCTTCAAGAGATCATTCCATTCCACAATTGCTAAGCACTTAAGTTTATGCCTCAAAATAATAAATTGAAAAAGAAAATATATACAATGTTAATTAATAATTATATATATTTTCTGAGCCTGTGCATTAATTTCTTAATATGGTGTCAAATTCATTAGATAATACAAATCCCACTTTTTCTGATCCTAATCAATATATCAAATATGCAACAAATAATAAAGATTTTTTGAAAAATGCTGGTTCAGGAATATGTGTTTATTGTAAAACAATTACACAATATGAAGATATTTCAGAATGGATTGGATCAACAGCTGTATGCGATTGTATGGTTGATGCTATTATACCAGTAAATATATTACCTTCCAATGCTGAAGAACGAACAAAATGGTTAAATATTGCATATAATAAAGGATTTACATACAAACCTAAGCATATTTAATTTATAATAAATTGAAAATATTAATATATTATATTAATCTATTATATATTAATTTATTATTTATTATAATTATAAAAAAAAATGGATTCTTATAATTATTGGATTAATGTAAAAACTGCATATGAAATAAATTTAAAAAATAATGTTGGACATACCCCTTCTATACGATTATTATTAGAAAAAATAAATAAGAAATTAGAGAAATTATGTACTGATAATAATTAATATATCAATTATTGAACAAACACATATCACATTTATTACATAGATGACACATACAGCGAGTACTTGGATATTCGTTATTTCGTGAGGGAGTATATGTAATTTTTTTTATTATTTAGTAAAGTAATACGACAAAAATACTTGAAGCTATAACTAATTGAACTAATAGGTCCAAATTGCAGTTTTCTGTCTTTTTTTAATAGATCGATTTCTTGCAAAAAACCACCATCTATTTTTTTATATGTTTGTTAAATTAAGGTTGCTGATGCTAATTTTCTTATCTCTATTTGAATTTCATCAGGAAGCAGATCCCAGAGCGACATAAATTTAATATTATTTAATTCAAAAAAAAAATTGAAATATAATATTGTAAAAATATTAATAATATTCACTACATCATCCACTTCCACATAAAATATTCTATTTGTTTCTATTTCTCTAACTACTTCCATACAGAGGGATAACTCGACCTGCTTCTATTTATCCGAAAGATTATTAATCGTTTTAACTTAATATGAATAAAATTAGGGAGATGTGTGTATTATATGCTGAAAATACTAAAAATGGGGATATAAACCATATAATATCCCTTTTACAGGATTTAGGAATTGATTTCAATCATACCACTTTAAATAATTTAGGAAAAGAAATATGTGAAATTGCAGCAAAAAAAGGAAATATAAACCTTCTCATTGCAGCTCATAATAATGGGTGTAATTGGGATATATATACACCTTATTATGCTGTAATGAATGGGCATTTACCCTGTTTGAAATATTCTTGTAAGAATAAATGTCCTTTACCTAATAATATATGTGAAATGGCAGCAAAAGCTGGTAATATAGATTGTTTACAGTATCTTGTAGAAAATAATATACCGTTTGATAAAAATGCATGTATTAAAATAGCAATAGACGAGGATACAAAAATGTATCTTGAAAATCCATTTTTGTATAATATTCTTGTCGGCGATGGTCTATTATTATAGTCTATTATAATATATAATATATATTTAAGAGTTAATCATCTGAAACTTATATTTTTAAAACTTTTTTTATTATTATTTCCTAAACAAAAAATGAATTTTTTATTTAGGACATTCCCCC